CATTTGGTGTTCGCCAATTTGGACTTACGTTAAATTGAAACGATTTATCTGTTGATTGGACTAGACTGTATAACCCTATCACACTACCTAGCCCCATAACAGATAAATCGTATTCAAAATCCATTAAGTATTTAACACCTTAGCGGCTGAATTAATAACTGATGCAATACGTCCGATGTCACGTAGTTGCTCTACAGTATAACCCTCTTTCTTTAGTGTTTCATAATGAGCTTTAACACAGAAGTTATTCTTTAGATTTACAATTATCGCCGTGCCAACGATTGAACATTCCAGAACTAACTGTCTTGCCACAATGTGGGCAGATTTTTTTGATTTGACTTGGGTGTGTTCCGTTCGCCAGTTGATTCTTTACAGACTTTCCGCCCAAAAAGTTATGACTGCCTTCTGCTACTCGTTTTTGGTTAGCCTTACGGGATACTTCCCCGCCCAAAAACGGATGTGTACCATTTTTAACTTTTACTAACTCTTTTTCGCGAGCCCAATCTTTATCTAAAAAAGTATGGGTGCCTTCTGCTATTCGTTTTAGATTTCGTTGTGATGCTTTTTCACTGTCTTGCCAATGATGCTCACCTGCTTCTACCAAACGCTGTTGTGTTTTCTTTTGTATCTCACCGCCTAAAAAATTATGAGTTCCGTTTTTTACCGCTTCAAGTGCCGCTAATCTTGATAACTCTGATTTTTCTTTTGGGGAAATATTTAATGCTCCAGAAATCAATAAACAAGCATACCAGTCTCCTTGACTGTAGTGTATGTCGTAATGTTCTTGAATAGATACTGCTTTGAGATTTAATGGATTGTTATTAGAGTGATCCCCATCAATGTGATGGATTTCAAAAGATCGTCCATCAGCATCAACAGGGATTTCACCGTAGTACTGTTTGTATATTTTTCTATAAGATCGGTCTCTCATAGAAATATTTATCAACTATTCAGCACCTTTGCTAAACTATTAACCACAGCCGCTATTCTACCTATATCTCGTAACTGCTCAACAGTATACCCCATCTTTTTTAATCCATTATAATGGGCCGAAACACAGAACTCGCATTTTCCAACAATGCTTGCGGCAAGGCTATATGCCTCAAATCGTTCTTTAGTCGTACCACCGTGGGTTGTGATTGCGTTCATTCTGAGTTGAGCCGGAAGACCTTTAAGGTTAGCATCTTCTGCCATCTCTACATATGGATACCAAGTGTTGTTCATCGACATCAAAGATGCGGCAGTGAGTGCGGCATCTCGCTCTTGTGAGTTTTCCATAGAACTTTGAATAAAGGTAACTAATTTCCCGTTACCTGTGCTCATTGCGGCGGCCAGCGCACAACCTTCTGCTTCCTCAACTGCTAGAGTACTACGCTTAATAACAGCGTCCAAGTTCAACTTAGTGTCCTTGGCGTACTCAGGCAGACCTTCTTTAAGTTGATCTACCCAGGCAGTCATTATAAAGTCTCTCCGCCTACAGTTCTTGAACAGGCACAAAGTTCTCCCGTTTGTAAGGCATCTAAAATACGCAAGGTTTCTTCTGGACTGCGTCCAACATTTAGATTATTAACTGTGACATGTTGGATAACATTATCAGGATCGATAATAAATGTAGCTCTTAAAGGAGCACCAGCAGGTGCGTAAAATACGCCTAGTTGTTCGACTAAACTTAATTCTCCTCGTTGTGTATCGGCGAATTGTGTATGTGTGATTTTTTGTAGATCTGCGTGGGCTTTTTGCCAAGCTACAGCACAAAATTCATTATCTGTGGATCCTGTTAAAAGAACAGCATCTCTATCAATAAAATCTTGATTCAATTTGTCATATCCTACAATTTCTGTGGGGCAAACAAAAGTAAATGATTTTGGATAAAACACGATTACTTTCCACTTGCCTTCGAAGCTAGTTTCATCAATATCAAAGAAAGCATCTTCTGGTTGTCCTGGCTTAACACCTGTTACTACAAAGTGAGTTAATTTATCGCCGATTGTTTTCATAATTTTCTCCTATAAATGTTGTTTGAAAACTGTATTAGTGTTTTCACTAATGTTCTTATTGTAATAGTATTTAACAATTAAATCAAGTGATTTAATAGGTTTTCCCCAAATATATTTTTATGGGGCCAATAGAGAAAATTTATTGTTGTGTAGTTGTTGTAGCCGGTGTGGTATTAGCCGTTACAGATTCTGCAGGCATTTCATAATATCTTGGAGGCGGTATATCCTCAAATCGAATCCATTTAATAGGTTTCCAATATTTTGCTGCCAAATTGTTTATCACCAATACTGCTATGGCAATTACGATAAATCCCAACCCGGTCAATATCGACCCTGCTAGGAATACGCTTGCTTGATCCATGTCCATTTTCTTTTCCTTGAAATATGTTGCGTACTGTATTATATACTATACCGTAGATACATGTCAAGTATTATCTGCGTGCTCTGCCCAAATCTACTGACTTGGATTTATTAGATTTACCCAAAACATCTGCGCCAATACTGTGTGCAGTTCCTGCCTTGGTAATTTTTGCCGCAGTTTGCTTGTCGCCCCAAGCGGTAGTTTGAACTTTGGTTAACTCTTCCAAGAGTTTACCTTTTTCAATAATATTTCTTACATATAACTCGCCATTTTTCTTAGTTTCAACTTTGGCACGTATTGTAATTAATATATTTTTGGGATCATTTACATCATGAATATTGATTTCAGGTCTTGCCTTTGTATCAACATAAGTAGCAGTCATATCGACTGATTTAAATTTTTCAACTAGATTGTTAAAGCGTAAAATTTTAAAGCCACCTTTGTCAAATTGAACTAGTTCAACTGCCGGATCATCTAGTGTTGCAAAGAATGTAACTGCCTTTGCTACATGACTAACAAATTCTGCTTCCCCCTTAGGGCCTGATTTTTTAAGACCAGCAGACAATTTTTTAGCAACTTTTTCATACATCATTTTCAGTGCGTCAAATTGATCTTGGCCCTGAGCTTTCTCATATTCCTTTAACCATGGTGTTACATCAATACCAAAGTAACTCCATAACTTAAGCATACTTGCACTTTCGCTCCCACCAACTTGACCAAACTGTTTTACCGGACCAGCTTTTAAACTTGCATTAAGTTTTAAACGTCTCATATTACCAGTTTTAGGATCTCTGATTGCAACCCACACATCAATCTTACTGGAGCTTTCACTAGCTGCACCATCGCAAATAATTGCAATATCGTCTGCACGACCATTCAAATAAAAATACTTGCTATAACGTTCTGCACGTTCGCTATTAACATATGCGACAGCACTGGAAAATTCATTTTTTAATAAATCACGTTTAGCTAGATCCATTAAATCTTGATAGGGTTTAGTTTTTAATACAAGTTTATATGTGACACGATCTGCGTGTTTATGGTTACTATCCTGTACATCAACTTGATACATATCTGTACCAACATTCTTTAATTGGTTTAATACTTTAGCAATGTCATCAGCTGACACCATGCCAATACCTTCAGCACTCTCACGTTTAGTAAACTTGGCAAACATAGCGGCACCCAGAATACCTTCAGCAAGTTCTCCTCGATTTGCTAAGTTACCTGAATGAACAAAATAAGAGTCCGGAGTTCCATTGACTACAAAGTATTGATCGTTTATATCTTTAAATACCCATTGTGTTTTTCCGCTACCAAATTGAACTTCTATCTCATTAGGATCAACTTCTGAAGGATCAACAATAGTAACCGGATCATCTGTATTAATACCTTGAACACTAAGAGCAGCAATAAGTTGTTGCCCCTTTACTCCGTCACTGAATAGGTATGCCGTTCCGTAAGGGTATTTGTTTAGGTCCGAAACAGAAGCTTCGTTAATTTGTTCTAGTTTGGTTAATAGTTCGCGAATAGTAGTCATAGTTTAGTATTTATTAGTTTTTAGCGAAACGCCAATCCTTGTCTAACCAAGTAAACATCAAATCTTCTTGACGCACATAACCATAATTGTTTAAACTAGTTATTGCACTATCGTTTATTAGATTTAGATCTGCTAGATCAAACCAACTTGTACTTGCGGGCTCTAAGGGATCTGCACTTTTGTAAACTGCGAAATGCATCCAGGCGTTGTTGGTATCCATCCACACGTAACAATCCCTGCAATCAAATCCATTAACTGCTAACATATACATCAAATTACAGACATTGTAGTGATAATAGCATCCACTAATACTGCGAGTATGTATTCTGTTGTATTGATATGTTTGGTGTTGGGGCAGGCTTAAAACCAGCATACCGTTTGTATTCATCATCTGATTCCAGTTTTTAAGGGTGTTGAGAGGATTAAGTGCATACTGGAAACTGTTATGACTCCACATCAAATCAATGTTTACCGGTATTACTCGACCATCTTCAAAATTTGCCTGTATCGGGGTAATATTGGGCGTTTCTAATATTTCTGGCTCAATTTGTTTGATATTGGTATCTACAGCAAAACATTTATATTCGTGCGGTTCTGGTGGATCATCTCTAGTTGTTAATTCGGCCCACCATTTTATATCCATTCCACTACCGCACCCCATATCAGCAACAGTACGAATACTATCCATGAAACTGTCATATTCATACAACAATGTTAATATCTGTTTACTATGATTATGACTATCTATTACATTTTTAAATTGATCCATCTGTTAATATATCCAATACCACTGTTTGTTTAAATTTTTTAAGGCGGGGTTCAAGTTGGTGGCAGGCTTTGGCTATATCGTTTGGTTCACCCCAGGCACGTTGTGTTGCTAAATGGCTTGCCCATATGGCACAACTTTCTTTTGCTATCTCAACGTCTAATGCATTATGGTACGGGCGTGCACGGCAACAGGCATTGTACTCTGATAATAACTCATCTGCACGTTGATGCCAGTCCATTATACTACCACATCCTCCATTCCTGCAGTTCTTAACCGAACCACATGTCCCAACATAAAGTTTTTGCTCTCTATACCCTTCATAACTCCCAACCATTTGTTACGCAACAATGCCACCTCATTGATAATTGTTTCCATGTCAATAACTTCATCTTCGGCCTCTGCGTACTTCTCAGCATCTCTGCTAGTCAGCGCCCTTGCATAGGCTTCCAAATATTTTTTATAATATGTTTGTCTTATTTTGCGTAATTGTATATTTAAATAATTTAATACTGCCTCAATCTCTTGTAGTTGATTGAATCTGTGCTCAGTCAATCCCGGAAGATTGCTCAAAGCACGTTCTATATTTCCCTGTATCTTTATTTCG